ATCATCAACATTGAAATGAACGTAATTGTGGGTAAGGTAACATCCATACGCAGGTAATGGATATATTCGACCCCCCACCCCCATTTTGTCCGAACACTTTAACATCCATATAGTGCCCACTGACATACCATAGTAGCAATAAAAACAAGGGGTATTGACAAGGGCACCCGCAGGGGTGTATAAAATTTTTATAACAAATTGAGAGGCTAAGATGATGAAACCGCCTTACAGTAAACGACCCCCCTGTTGACAACAACAGGCACGGGGGTGTATAAAAATTATGTCACGGCTGGCATAAGACGGCCTTGACTTTGATGACTGGCGATGTGATGCCAGTCTTTTAGAAAAAATTAAACGATAAGGGGCATTGAAAGATGCCCCTTTTCTTTACGGGAGGCGGAAATGTTGAAGACTATATTTTACGCCACACTTGTAATTATAATTTTAATCATGATATTTTAAATAAGTTTCCCCGCTCACAATGAGGGGGAGTAACCTTGCTAATCATAGGAGGTATTTATGAACTTAATTAGCAGCCTGACCCCCAGTCTCTTCAGACAGATGGTGGTCGGATTCGATGATTTTTTTGACAGCATCGACTACAACTACAGGGAGACCTATCCACCCTACAACATTCGCAGGAAGGCGGATGACAGGTACACACTGGAAATCGCCGTAGCGGGATTTCGCAGGAGGGACTTGGACGTGTCGCTCGACAACAACACGCTTGTCGTGGAGGGAAAAAGGGACGCCTCGGAGAATGAGTACATTCACAAGGGCGTGTCCACACGCAGATTTAAGAGAACGTGGTCTCTGGCACGATACATGGAGGTCGACAAGGCGGGATTTGAGGACGGCATCCTCAAGCTCGAATTGAAGAGGAACCTTCCCGAAGAGTTGAAGCCGAAGAAGATAAAAATAAATTAAATGCACATACCGGAGAGCACCGAGGCGAAAATCGCCAAGTTGCAGCAACTGGTATTTCAAGTTAAGGAGATTGAGAAATGCTCGGAGGCGAGGGACTCGCTTCTGAGCTACGCTCAATTGCAGATGGAGGACTACAAGACCCCGCCGCACATCAGGCTCCTAGCGGAGAAGCTGGAGGCGGTTGAGAGGGGCGACATACGGAGACTCGCCATATTCATGCCACCGAGGCACGGAAAGTCCATTCTGACTTCAGAATTCTTTCCCGCTTGGTACATGGGCAGGAACCCGGACAAGTTCATCATTTGTTCCACATACGCACAGGACTTGGCGGACGACTTCGGACGCAAGGTGAGGAACCAACTGCAGGACAAGTACTACTTGGACTTGTTTCCCAACGCCAAGCTCTCCACCGACTCGGCGAGCGTGAGGCGTTTCCACACGAGCATGGGGGGCGTTTACTACGCCGTTGGTGCTGGCTCGGCCATTACAGGTCGTGGAGCACACCTGCTGCTCATTGACGACCCCGTGAAGGGGCGTGAGGAGGCGGACTCGCAGGCGATGCGGAAGAACCTTCTCGACTGGTACAGGGCGACAGCGTACACACGACTGATGCCCAACGGCTCGGTCATTCTCATACAAACGAGATGGCACGAGGACGACTTGGCGGGATGGATACTGAAGGAGACGGGACACGAAGGCTGGGACATCGTTGAGTTCCCCGCCATTCTGAATGATACCGCAGCCGACATGCTCGGACTGAGGAAGGGCGACCCCCTGTGGAAGGAGTCCTACCCCATAGAGAGACTGAAAGAAATCAAGAAGACCATCGGCACACGGGAGTGGACGTCACTCTACAACCAGACGCCGTCCATTGAGGAGGGCAACGTCATCAAGAGATGGTGGTGGAAGACGTGGAAGAAGGAAGACCTGCCGAACATAGAATACAAGATACAATCGTGGGACACGGCCTACACGGTGTCCGAGACATCGGATTACTCGGCGTGCACCACATGGGGCGTCTTTAACGGCGAGGGGGGATACAATCTCATCCTGCTTAACTCGTATCGTGAGAGGCTGACGTTCCCCGAATTGAAGAACACGGCGGTTCATCTCTACAACGAACATCAGCCAGACTTGGTTCTGGTGGAGGCGAAGGCGAGCGGACTGTCCCTTGTACAGGAATTAATGCGAACGGGACTGCCCATCACGCCATTCAATCCACGAAGGATGGATAAGCTGGCACGGGTGCACTCGGTCGCACCCCTTTTTGAAAGCGGCAGAATCTGGGCACCCGACACCGATGAAACGGAGGCGGTGGTCTCGCAGTGTGCGGGATTTCCCAACACCAAGAACGATGATTTGGTTGACTCGACTACGCAGGCTCTGATAAGACTGAGGAAGGGATGGATGGTCAGTCATCCGCAGGACGCACCATTCGATGAAAACACAGGCCCGAAAGGAAGTTACTGGTAGATGGAATCACTTATGAATCGAATTAAGCATCACGAGGGATTTAGGGACACCGTTTACAGGGATACGCTCGGCAAGAGAACTGTTGGATACGGCCACCTCTGCGTGGAAGACCACTGGAAGGACGGCAGGAAATACACCGTTCCCCAACTTGACAGAATCTTTGAACAGGATTTCCACAAGGCGGAGAATTCTGCGTCAAAACTGTGTAAGGAATGTGTCATAGACAAGACGGCGAAGGAAATCATCATAGAGATGTGCTTTCAGCTTGGCCCCGGCAATGTAGCCAAGTTCAAGAGGATGTGGGCGGCTTTAAGGGAGAGTCCCCCCAATTACAAGGAGGCAAGCGTCCAGATGCTCGATTCGAGGTGGGCGAAACAAACCAAGAACAGGGCGGAAGGGCTCGCAAAAACAATGAGGAACATAGGAGTATAAAATGGGTAAATGGACTAAAAAAGTTGTAGATTTAGCTGTAAAGGGTGGTAAAAAATTAATAAAACCTGCAATAACAGCATCAATTGTAGAAAAATACATTAAAGAACAAAATAAAAAAGGTAAATCATGGGCTAGCCCTGTAGAAATTGCAAAATATTTTGGAGGAACTGCGGTAGATAGAGTAATGAAAATTGGAAACAGTATTGCATTTCAATTTGATTTAAAAGAGCCATTTGATGAAAAATATAAGATTAACAAGGCTGAAGGCGGTATGGCTTACGCTCGTAAAAAGAACATGGGCTTACAAATGAATTCAGGAGGCTCTGTAAAATCCAAGAAATCCAAGAAGAAATCTCGTGGAACGGGAGCGGCTAAAAGAGGAACGAAGTTTAAGGGAATATTCTAGATGGCAAGAACACCACTAGAGCCTGTTAACCCCCTTGTTGAGGAAGAAGTAACCATCATCGCTGAGGGTGAACCGATAGAGGAGCCGGCAGCAGTCTCAGAAAACATGGCAGAGGATTTGGATGATGAAACTCTCGAAGACATCGCCAATGAACTATTGGAGGCTTTTGACGCCGATGTTCACAGCAGAAAAGACTATGAGGAAACCATCAAAAAAGGGATGGACTTACTTGGTCTCAAGATAGAGGACACGACTAAACCATTCCCCGGAGCTTGTTCGGCTCACCATCCCATGATGATTGAGGGAGCGGTGCAGTTTCAATCACAGGCGATTAAGGAACTGTTTCCATCGGGTGGCCCCGTTAAGACGCAGGTCATTGGCGAACGCACGGATGACACAATCAAGCAGGCGAACAGGGTCAAGGAATTCCTGAATTACCAACTGACGGAGACAATGGAGGAATACTTCGATGACTTCGACCAGATGCTGTTCTATCTTCCCATTGTTGGAAGTTGCTTTAAAAAGATTTACTACGATGAGGTATTGAAGAGACCAGTATCAAAATTCATTCCCATCACCGATTTTGTTATATCTTACAACACCTCAGATTTAAGAACATCGGGACGATACACGCACGTCATACGCATGACGCAGAACGAACTGCGTAAGAAACAGGTAAGCGGATTTTACATGGATGTCGACACGGACATGAATCCCGAAGAGGATGACTCCAATGACATCACACAAAAGATACAAGAGATAGAGGGTTTGACTCCCTCAAAGAATTATCAGAAGGATGGTCGATTGACCCTCCTAGAAATGCACGTTGATTTGGAAATTCCGGGGTACGAAAAGGATTTCGCCTGCCCTTATGTTGTCACAATTTGTAAGGAGACAAAGCAGGTTCTCTCCATTCGTGAGAACTTCAAGGAAGACGACCCCGAATTCAAACGCATACAGCATTTCGTACACTACAGGTTTTTGCCGGGATTTAGCTTTTACGGATTAGGCTACGTCCATTTATTAGGCAATCTACAAAAATCAGTAACAACCATTCTTCGCTCCTTGGTTGATGCAGGACAGTTCGCTAATCTGCCCGGCGGGTTCAAAGCCCGTGGAATGAGGGTGGAAGGCGAACAGCCTGTCGGCTTTGGTGAGTTCAGGGATGTAGAGGGATACGGAGAGGACATAAGAAAGTCTATCGTGCCCCTGCCATTCAAGGAACCATCACAGACATTGTTCGCCCTGTTGGGCTCAATGACACAGGAAGGAAGAAGACTGGCTGCAATCACGGACTTGCAGACGGGAGACATGAACTCACAGGCACCTGTGGGAACAACCATTGCTCTATTGGAGCAGGGTATTAAAGTAATGTCCTCCATTCACAAGCGATTGCATAAGGCACAGCGAGAAGAGTTTAAAGTTATATCAAGGGTGAACAAGGATTTCCTCCCGGACTATTATCCTTACAGGGTCGAAGGCGACAACAAGTATGTCTTCAAGAAAGACTTCGATGACAGAGTAGATATTCTGCCAGTCTCCGACCCTAACATTTTCTCAACCGCCCAACGGGTTCTGTTAGCTCAGACCCAGTTGCAAGCGGCGGCGGCGGCACCTCAAATACACGACATGAAAGAGGCCTACAAAAGATTATATGAAGCTCTAGATGTCAAGAACATTGATGAAATGTTGCTACCAGAAGCGGGGGCGAAACGAAAAGACCCCGCAACAGAGAATTACGCAATGATGTACGGCAGACCGGTCAAGGCTTATTCAGCCCAAGACCACGATGCTCACATCGCTGTGCACCAATCCATGATGCAAGACCCGACAATGATGCCCCAGTCACCACAGGTGGCACAAATGATTGCGGGCTCCATCGCATCGCACATACAGGAACACACCGCTCACAAGTACAGAATTATGATTTCGGCTCAAAGCGGAACGGAGTTGCCTCCTGCACCAGAGTACGACAGGGCCAATCCGGGCAAGGATGAAAACTACGAGGAAATTCCAATAGAAATGGAAAATCAAATCGCCCAGATGCAGGCACAAGCGGGAATGCAAATGTCACAAGCCAACCAGCAGGCACAACAGCAACAACAGCAGCAACAGCAAATGCAAGACCCACGGGTGCAGATTGCAATGCAAGACCTAGCCATCAAGAAGCAAGAGGCTGACAGGAAGTCAATGGATACCCAACAGCGTTCCCAAGACCGTCAGAGAGATATGGACATGAAGGAACAAACTCAAGCGGCTGACGCCCAGATAGACATCGCAAGACTGCAACTCGACAAGGCGAAAGCGGAATCAGACATCGCTGTCGAGCAACAGCAAATCGAGTCAAATGAGAAAAGGGATGCACTAAGAGCAAGAGCGAACAAGTCCCTCGCAAGAGAGAAGACAATGAGTGACGTGGCAAAAGAACAGATGAAGAGCACTAAGGAGAAGAAGTAATGAATTGGATAGCTGCATTGAATTATGCAATGAACCAAGCACCAAGGGCTGCACAAGTTGCACAACCCGCAATAAAACCAATTCAAAGGGGCATATCAACTTTACAGAATTATCTCTCTCCCTATGGTCAAATGGCGGCTAAACAATTTAAACAAAGTCCAATGTATACTGGTTCAATGGGTGCATGGGGTTTAGAGGATTTAGTTGATTATTTTAAAGCTAAACCTGTCGAGGTTGCTGAAGCTGATGAGGGAATGCCTCCAAGTGACTGGATGGATGAATTGATTGAGGAAGAAGAGGAACTAAAAAAGAAAAAAAAGAAAAAGAAGAAGAAGAAGAAGAAAGCTGAAGATAAAAAAGAAAATAAAAAAGAATTAAAAAAAGGTGGATACGTCAAAAAGAAGAAAAAAGGATACACCAAGAAGCAACGAAAACGAAAACACTACATGGCGAGCGGCTTTGTAAAAATGAAAAAGAAAAAGAAATACATAACATAAGGAGAATAAAATGGGATTATTAGATAAGGCAGGAAAGGGTGCAGTTTGGTTAGGAAATAAACTGATAAGTAAAACGCCTACTGAAGCAGCGGAAAATATTGGTATAAAATTTTTGGACAATTACAAACCGGGAATGAAACTACCGAAGCAGTTACGAAAATACATGAATATACAAAACAAACCGGGTTGGTTAAAGAAAATTCTTAAATTAACAACTGGTGCGGGTTTACTAGGTGGGGTTGAAGAAATAGGAAGAGCAATTGGAAAAGAACAAATGAGAGCCAAGGGCGGATACGTTAGAAAAATGAAAGCAGGCGGAAGCGTTAGAAGAATGAACAAAGGCGGAAGTGTTTCCCGTGGAACAGGAGCCGCAATACAAGGCACCAAGTTCAAGGGTGTATTCTAATGAAAAAAGTTTTGGAAAAAATTAAAAAGAAATTGGAGAAGCTCGATGCACTCCATGAAAAGGAAGAATCCCTCATTGAAAGCATCAAGGACATGATTAACGATGAACTTGATGAAGACGATGATTGGGATGATAAGGAATAAGGAGATAATAATGGTAACACAGAGAAGCAGGCAAGAATCCTTGGCCGATGAAAAACAACGTGAAAAAAAGAAGAA